GCGCGGCCTCCGCCACGGGCAATCAGGGCGCGGCCTCCGCCACGGGCGATCAGGGCGCGGCCTCCGCCACAGGCGATCGGGGCGCGGCCTCCGCCACGGGCAATCAGGGCGCGGCCTCCGCCACGGGCTATCGGGGCGCGGCCTCCGCCACGGGCAATCGGGGCGCGGCCTCCGCCACGGGCGATCAGGGCGCGGCCTCCGCCACGGGCTATCGGGGCGCGGCCTCCGCCACGGGCAATCAGGGCGCGGCCTCCGCCACGGGCGATCAGGGCGCGGCCTCCGCCACAGGCGATCAGGGCGCGGCCTCCGCCACGGGCAATCGGGGCGCGGCCTCCGCCACGGGCAAAGCCGGTGTTGCTCTTGCAGCTGGATATGAGTGTAAAGCAATGGGCGCACTTGGCTGCGCGATCTGCTGTGTTGAGCGCGGCAAATGGGACGGGGAGGCACATCCGATTATTGCCGTCAAAGCGGCAATTGTCGACGGCGAGAAGATCAAGGCCGGTACCTGGTATCGGCTGCAGAACGACGAATTTATGGAGGTAGAGTAAATGCTCGATACAATCTCCACTGTGAAGATGAGCCGCGAAGAATGGCTGGAGGAACGCAGAAAGTCCATCGGTGGGAGTGACGCGGCAGCTGTTATCGGCATGAGCCGCTTTGCAAGCCCGTACACGGTATGGATGGACAAGACTGGGCGTCTTCCGGAAAAGGAAGACACAGAGGCTATGCGGATCGGCCGAGATCTCGAGGAGTATGTTGCGAAGCGTTTTGAGGAAGCGTCCGGGAAAAAGGTGCGGCGCTGCAACTACATCATTCGGAACCCCGCGTATCCGTGGGCGCACGCAGACATTGACAGGCGAATTTCCAGCGAAAATGCAGGGCTGGAATGCAAGACAACCTCGACGCTTGACATTCGGCAGTTCAACGGTGTGGATTTCCCGGAGAAATATTATTGCCAGTGCGTGCATTATCTGGCCGTCACCGGCCTAGACCGTTGGTATTTGGCGGTTCTTGTCTTCGGGCGCGGATTCTTTACATACACGCTCGAGCGCGATGAGGCGGAAATCTCCGCGCTGATGGAGGCGGAGAAGCTTTTCTGGCGATGCGTCGAGGAAGACACCCCGCCTGCACCGGACGGTTCGGAGGCGACGACGGACGCGATCAGCACGGTTTATGCCGATAGCAGCGGCGAACAGCTTGATTTGTTCGGACGCGAACAGCTGCTGTCTGAGTATATGCAGATCAAACGTCAGGCGGCGGCACTGGCGGAGCGCAGCCGCGAGATTGAAAACACGATCAAGCTCGATATGGGTACGGCAGAGCGGGCCGCCTGCAACGGCTACAACGTCTCTTGGAAGCAGCAAAACCGGCAGACGTTTCAGCCCAAAGCCTTTAAAGAGGCATACCCGGATATCGATTTGGCACCGTTTTATAAAACGGTACAGGCCCGGCCATTCAAAATTACAGAAATGAAACAGGAGGAAGAATCATGAACAAAATCCAGCAGGCAACCGCGCAGACGGCTATGAAGGCACAGAGCGGTGGAAATCCGACAATGCAGCAGTATATCAAGCAGATGGAGGGTGAGATCAAGAAAGCGCTTCCCTCCGTTATGACGCCGGAACGGTTCACGCGGATCACGCTTTCCGCGCTTTCCACGAATCCGAAACTGGCGCAGTGTACGCCGCAATCTTTCCTCGGCGCGATGATGACCGCCGCACAGCTTGGCTTGGAGCCGAACACGCCGCTTGGGCAGGCATACTTGATCCCGTATTGGAACGGGAAGCAGAACCGTCTGGAATGTCAGTTCCAACTTGGATACAAAGGCATGATCGACCTTGCATACCGCTCCGGCGAGATCCAGACGATCCAGGCGCAAGTCGGACACGCGAACGATACGCTGATTGCCGAGTATGGCACGGAATGCAGCCTGAAATTTATCCCGAAGCTGAACGGAGATCGCGGCGACCCGGTGAACGTCTGGGCCATGTTCAAGACAAAGGACGGCGGCTACGGCTTCGAGATCATGACGCTGGACGATGTTCGCGCCCATGCGCAGAAGTACAGCAAGGCATACAGCTCCGGCCCGTGGCAGACCAACTTTGAAGAGATGGCAAAGAAGACCGTTCTGAAAAAAGTTCTGAAATACGCGCCGATGAAGTCTGAATTTGTTCGGCAGATCGCGCAGGACAGCACGGTCAAGACGGAGATCAGCGACGATATGTTCAGCGTTCCTACTGTTGTCGCAGATGCAGAAATGGTAGACAATATGCCGGTCGATCAGGCAACCGGCGAGGTCATGGAGGGCGCTGCAAATGCTGAATAAAATCGTCCTGATGGGCCGCCTGACCCGTGACCCTGAGCTTCGGCAGACGCAAAGCGGAAATTCTGTTGCGTCCTTCACGCTTGCCTGCGACCGCGATTACGCGGCGCAGGGCGCGGAGAAGGAAACGGATTTTATTGATGTTGTCGCATGGCGGAATACAGCTGATTTTGTCAGCAAGTATTTCTCAAAGGGCCGCATGGCCGTCGTTTCTGGCCGTTTGCAGATCCGCAACTGGGAAGACAAGGACGGAAACAAGCGCAAGACTGCCGAGATCGTCGCAGAAAGCGTTTATTTCGGCGACAGCAAGCGGGACGGGCAGAATGCTTCTGCCGCTGCACCGGCCTCTTCGGAGTTCAAGCCGCTGCCGAGCACAACGCCGGTTCCGTTCTCTGCGCCGGATATGCCGCAGATGGAGATTGGCGACGACGACCTGCCGGTCTGATGGCTGACGGATGGGAGATAAAAAGGAATACGTCAAGCTGTGGCTGAGTTACAGGAGCTATTTCGAGGCGTACAGTGCTGCTGAGGTGGGGCGCTTGGTGCTGGCCGCGATGGATTATCGCGAGTCGGGAGCAGAGCCAGAGTTCAGCGGGAGTGAACGTTTCATTTGGCCTGCGATTCGACGGGACATTGACGAATCCGTAGCGGCGCAAAAAGCCGTCTCCGCGTCCAGAAGTGAGGCAGGAAAGCAGGGCGGTCGGCCTGAATCCGAAAAAGCAAATGCTTTTGACGAAAGCAACGAAAAGCAAAAAAAGCAAATGCTTTCCGAGGAAAGCAAAAAAAGCTATGGACAAAGGAAAAGGACAAAGGACAAGGACAAGGACAGTATTCTTTCCCCCCTACCCCCCACGCTGCGCGAAGCAGTTGAAAAATGGGTGACGTACAAGGGAGAACGACGGGAGGAGTATAAGCCTGTTGGCCTGCAAAGCCTTGTTACGCAGATCACAAAGGCTGCGGAGGGATACGGCGAGGAAGCCATGATCGACGTGATAACCCGCTCTATGGCCGCAAATTACAAGGGGATCGTGTTTGACTGGCTGAAAGAGGCCAGCACACGCCCTGCGTCGCTTGGCCGCGCTGCAAAGCCCGGCTACGGTGTGCAGGGGCACCACGACGAACTGAATCCACTGGAACGTGCGGCTGTGGACAGGGTGATGGGGCCTGTGTCGAAGGGGGCCGCTCGGATGCAACATGGCGTGCAGCGCCACGGGGACGAACTTGATGCGTTCCAGCTGGAGGCGGTCGAGCGAATGCTTGCGGAAAACAAGGAGGACAAGACATGAGATTTGTTTGCGATTGCTGCAAATGCGAGAGGAGAATCCATGAAGCAATACTGCCGCTACTGCGTAAATGCCTATCTTCAAGGTGATGACATGATTTGGTGCGAGCCAAAAGACGAAATTAGAACTGACCGTCAGATAACGCGGCTGAACCGCTGCCCACACTTTGAATTTTGCTCGATAGACGTTCTTAACCCAGAACGGGAGTACAGGCCGGTTGAGAAACGGAGGGCGGCGCAGAAAAAGGAACCGGACATGGAGCAAACGACTATGTTCGGCGGATTGGAATGGGAGAAAAGGAAATGAGTAAACCAAAATATATGAAAGGCGATTGCATTCGATCACTGGACGATTTGGTGCTGCAAGAAAACATCTATTGGAACGGGAGAATTTGGAATCGAACGTGGTTCATGAACCTTCAGATTCAACTGCTTCTGTCTCTAATCAAGCACAAGGCACTAAAGTACGCTGTGAGGCGGGACGGCAGCACAATGATGGTTCTTGAAGGAATGGAGGAAGAAACCCTATGACTGAAAAAGAGATCGTGAAGGCGCTGCGGTGCTGCGCGAAGGGGCTTGGACACGACGACGCATGCGAAAACTGCAAGGCCGGAGAAACCCAAAATCGGCGGGAATACATCGAGTTTGCGGCTGCTAACGTGATCGAGCGCCTGACCGCCGAGAATGCGGCGCTGCGAGAGAAGAAGCGGTGGATTTCCGTGACAGAAAAAACGCCAGAGTATGATATGCCGCAGCTTGCGCTAAATGCTGACGGGGATGCACTCATTGCAAATTACGCATACGGCGAATGGTTTGATACATGGGGGCAAGACGTGGAGGTAACCCACTGGATGCCGCTGCCGGAAGCGACGGAGGAAGGAGACAAGGCATGAGTAAAGCTGTTTTGATCAGCATCCGCTCAGGGGGGTGCCAGAAGATCATGGAAGGGCGGAAGACCATTGAGGTGCGCAAGACGCGCCCGAAGATGAACCCACCGTTTAAGTGCTACATCTACCGTTCGGTTCTGGGCGGCGTCGTCGGCGAGTTTATATGTGATCGTGTGACAGATCTTTTCGAGAATAGCCGCTTTTGGCTGAACGAAGATGATATCTTGCGCACGTGCCTAACTGCTGATGAAATTCGAGCGTATGCAAATGGCGCGAATGAGTTATATGGCTGGCACATCTCCAATCTCAAGATTTACGACACCCCGCGAGAACTGCGGGAATTTTACGCTGTGCCAAATGAGGTAGAGGTAGCGCTCAAGGCAAAACCCAAGCCAATCACCCGCCCGCCGCAGAGCTGGCGGTATGTGGAGGAAGAACTATGGGACGGCTGACGATACCTGAGCGAGGAAGCCAAGAAGGCTTTGCAGGAAATGGAGGGCAAGAAGGATGGCAAAACGTAAAAACATGAAGGACGAGGATAAGGCCGGAAGGCTTTGCGCAGCCCTCCGCGCCCAGCTGGCCGCGTGGGGGAAGGCGATGGAGGGTACGCAATGAAAGGCAAGAAAATCGTGCAGACGCTGCGGCGCACATCTACACCGGGCGGTCTATCCGAAGACTGCACGGGCTGCCCGTATTACCGGAAAGAGAAGCCGCCCGCGGAACTGATAGAAGAACTGGGAGCGGACACATGTTTGCAGATGTATTGCGCGGCGTACCGGGCGCGCCGGAGGAAGGATGCAAGGCATGAGTAAAGCTATTTTGATCAGCATCCGCCAGAAGTGGATCCAGAAAATCATGACCGGGCAGAAGACCGTTGAGGTGCGCAAGACGCGCCCGAAGATGAACCCACCGTTTAAGTGCTACATTTACCGTTCGGTTCAGGGCGGCGTCATCGGCGAGTTTGTATGCGACGACATTTTTGAAAGGATCGTCAGAGTAGGAGGAAGCTGTGAACCGCCGAAATATTGCATCTGCGATTGGAATATGGACTGCACACCACTTGATACGCTTCTTGCGGATGCCTGCCTGACAAAAGACGAACTGGAGAAGTATCTGGACGGCGGCGCCGGCTACGGATGGCACATTTCCAACCTAAGAATTTACGATCACCCGCGCGATCTGTGGGAGTTTACCGGCCTGCGGCAGACAAAATACGGCCTTGCACCCGGGCCGATCACCCGCCCGCCGCAGAGCTGGCGGTATGTGGAGGAAGAGTTATGGAGCGACTGACTAAATGGAACGAATCATCGTATAAACACGCCTATTACCCGCGCTGCTTTAAAGAACCGTGCTACGGCAGAGGGTGCAAAATTAAGGATTGCCCGTTTGAAATAGCGGTGTGTGAGCGACTCGCAGCCTACGAGGACACGGGGCTGACGCCGGAGGAAATCAAGGCTCCGTTTACGGAGGATACGATGATAAATCTGGCAGCGCAGGCGCTGGGCGTGGAGCCTAGCCGCCTCCGCGAGCTTGCCGAGGCCGACAAGGACGGGCGCGTGGCCGTGCTGCCGTGCAAGGTGGGCGACGGGCTTTGGACATTCTGTAGTCACCCGGTCGAGCAAGTTTACAGTTTTACTGTGACAGATATAAGCACGCTTAATGGGAGAACTCTGCTGAACACATCACGCTGCGGCGTTATGGATGCACGTGATGTCGGCAAGACGGTTTTCCTCACCCGCGAGGAGGCCAAAAAGGCGCTGCAGGAAATGGAGGGCAAGGCATGAGCGACCCGGGAGTAATCCGTGGGACGATTAACGGACAGGAAAAGTATTGCAGAATCCCAATCCGTAGCCGCCTGTATGAATCCGTGATGGAAGATAATACGACGGAGCTTTCCTCGGAGGCGATTCTCGCCATGCCACATGACAAGGCGGCTGCGGTGATTGATGCAATTATGGCGGACTGGCTCTACTGGCTCAAGAGAGCCGGGGAGCTGTGGGTGCTGACGCACAATTCCGCCGAGGAAACGGAGGGCAAGAAGGATGGCTGAACTGAAACCGTGCCCGTTCTGCGGCGGTGAAATTAGCCTTGTTCTGTGCGATGACGAAGGAAATCTGCATGATGAGTCATATAGAGAACGTCCCTATAGTGGGCTTGGATTTATGCTTCACCATGCTCACGAGGACAACCCGGAATGCCCGATTGCAAGCTATGAGTGCGATGGCGGGATTTTGGGTGGTGTGTATATTTACGACACGGAAGAACAAGCCATTGAGGCATGGAACAGGAGAGTAAATGATGGCAAGGATACAAAGGAAGCGGAAACCACGCAGATCATTGACGGATGCTGCACTGCCTGCGGTGAACTTATGGATTGCATCGAAGCGGCAGAATATAAGTTTTGCCCGTATTGCGGGAAACGGATAGTATGAAGGGTTTGCGGTTTGCGCGCGGTAGCGCGAAAGGAGGGAAGCTGATGCAGGATTGCTGCTTAACTTGCAAGCATCTGGAATACAGAAAGAACTACGTTTATCCGTATCGGTGCTTGAAACACAAGGCGGAACGGTTCTCCGAGGAAGAACTGGAACGGAGGTTCTTTTCCGGAGAGGAATGCGAAGACTTTGAACAAAGGAGGTGGCCTGATGGGCACAATTCTGGCGATTGATCCGGGGAATATGCAATCCGGCTATGTGGTGGTCGAGCACGACGGTGAAGAAATTCGCCGCGTGCTGGATGTGGGGAAGCTCCCGAACGAAGAAATTCGGGACGTTCTGCACGAAAACATTTACGGCAATTGCACGGATTTTGCGATTGAAATGATCGCCGGAATGGGCATGGCGGTAGGGCAGGAGGTTTTCGATACCTGCCTTTGGATTGGCCGCTTTATGGAATTTGCCGAAAGGGACGGCGCGGAGCCGGTAAAGATCTTCCGGCGGGAAGAAAAGCTGTATCTGTGCGGCTGTCTGAGCGCGAAGGATAAAAATATCCGGCAGGCGCTGATAGATCGATACGGAGTTGTTGGCACAAAGGCAAATCAGGGCTTTTTCTACGGCTTCGCAAAGGATATGTGGGCGGCGATGGCGGTCGCCGTGACGTATTTTGATAAGTACATCAAGGGGGTAAAGCTATGAATTTTGCTGATGTTTTTGATTTTGACGACGATGAATATTTTGAATGTTCCGAATTTGACAGGCAAATCGATGAATTTAAACAGGCTCTGATTGTGAATGCACGCGAGGAAATCAAAGACAAAATCGTGGCGCTGGAAGAAGAAGTAAAGAGCCTGCGGATGTTCAGAGACGACAGAAAGATGTATCTGGAAAAGCTGGCGGCGGCAGAGAGAAGGGCAGTGCTGGCGGAAACGGAGGCGCAAAAGAAATACAAAGATGCGCGGTTGAAAGAGCTGCTTGGCGATAATCTGGTAACGACGTGGGAAGCAAAAGGTGAGTGGGTGCAAGGCCCGAAATGCGGTCTATGTGATGATAACAGGCTACGCCACTTCATTACCCCGTGTGGGCGGGAAATGACAGAACATTGCACCTGCGCAAAGAGCACACTGGTATACAAGCCGCGGGAATTGATGCTGTACAGAATTCATGAATGGAGGGGAGGAATGGAACTATTTTACAATCCTGTAAAATGCAAAACGGAGAATGAATCTGATTACAGGAGTAGAGCCGTTGCAAGAAGCGGCTGTGACTTTGAAAAAATCAACCCGTATGATTCGTCGTTTGAAAGTGAGGAGCTTTGCCAGAAATATTGTGACTGGAAAAACGAGAAGGAGAACTGTAAGTGAAAAGATTCGTTGAAATGCTGCTTTTATTTGCGGCTGCCGTGTTTGTTTTGCTTTTGATAAGAGAAGCGATTCTCAATTCGGATCTGCCGGATTATATCAAGTTTTGCACGCTGACGGACTGGGAGAAGGCAAAATGGATTTCCGGGTGGAGGCCATGAGTAAAGTGAAGCGCAAGCCGCCAAGACCGCCGATGCAGCTGACGTGCGATGCCTGCGGAAAAACGTTTATGCGCGCACCGTCGAAGTGCAAGGCAAAATACAATTTTTGCAGCGAGGCGTGCGCATGGGCGGCACATAGGGAAAATGTGATGGGCCGGGCGGAGCGCGTGCGGATCCTGATTACGTGCTCGATCCCGGTATATCCAGAAATGCGGCCTGTCTGCGGGCGGGTGTATCCTGCCGAGAAATACAAATACAGGACAAACCGGACGGGCTATGTCGTTGCGGTAAACGGCAAGCGCGTATGTGTGAGGGTGGACGAATGCAGGGAAATCTAGGGCTCACACCGGTGCAGGCTCCGTGCAAAGGCTGTGCGGATAGGCATACCGGCTGCCACACGGACTGCACCCGATACATAGCATTCCGCCGGGAGGCGGACAGATACAAGCAGGAGCAATCGAAGGACGCGGCGAGATATGCAACGACACGGGGCTGTATGCGGACGCTGCACGATGCGAACCGCGCAAAGCGCGAAGGGAGGCAACATTACTGATGAGCACGCCGCGATACGGCTGGTGGGCCTATGCAAAATGGATGATCCGCAGCTATAAGGGCGGCGGGCTGATGACGAAGGCCGAGCGCGCTGCCGTTGCGGATGCAATCGCGGAGACGGAACAGCTCGTTGACGGCGCGGAGCGACTCCGGCTCATAGACTTGGTTCTTTGGAAGCGGACGCACACCTTACAGGGCGCTGCGATGGCGGTTTATGTGTCCGAACGCACTGCGCAGGAGTGGCACAGGCAATTTATTCGCCTTGTGGGGCAAAAAAGAGGGCTTTTATGAAAAAGTCTGCGTCCCAGAGCCAAATTTAACATTTACTATAAGGGCGTAGAGATCAACTCTACGCCCTTCTTCATCGGCACCGCAGCGTTCTGCGGAAACCTCCTCCTCCTGTTCTCGTGTTCTCCGTGTGTGAATAAATATATTTATTCACACACGGAGACACGAGAACGAAAGAATGAGGCAGAAAGGAGCGGCTATGGCGAGTTTGCGCGCCCTTGCACACAAGCTGCAAACAGCGCTCTTGTACAACGGAATCAAAATAAAAATCAATCAAATGCAGATCTATTCCGCGAAAAATGACAGGATGGTGACGAAATACATGGTTTACGAATATCGACCTGATGAAAAGCCGAAGAACGTCACTCTGCTGGAAACGTACCAGATTGCGGATGTGGTGAAGCTGCTGGCCGGGCTTTACAGCGATGGCGGATGAAAAGCTTACGCCGAAGCAGAGACGATTCTGCGAAGAATATCTGAAATCCGGAAACGCGACAGAAGCAGCGAAAAAGGCCGGGTACAAAGAAACATCATGCAGAGTGATTGCGGCAGAAAACCTGTCAAAACCAGCTATTTCTGCGTATATAAAGCGCAGGCTGGACGAACAGGAAGCGGCGCTTGTCGCAGATTCCAACGAAATTCTGAAATTTTACACTGCCGTCATGCGCGGGGAGGTCAAAGACCAGTTCGGCATGGACGCATCGCTGTCCGACCGGCTGAAAGCCGGTGACAGTCTCATGAAGCGATACGCGGCAGCTTCCGACCGCAACAGGACGACAATGGAGAAGCTTGATTCGATGCTGAAGGAGTTCCAAGATGCTGTTAAGTCCGAAACAACGTGAATTTGTAAAATACGGGACGCATCGATGGAACTTCAAGGGCGGAGCCACCAGAAGTGGGAAGACTTACCTCGATTTTCGATGGATCATACCGATCCGGATTCGTGAGCGAATCGGAAAAGATGGTCTGGCCGTCATTCTCGGCGTAACAAAATCCACGATTGAGCGAAATGTGCTGGAGCCGATGCGGAACCTGTATGGCGATATGCTTGTCGGAACAATCTCCAGCGACAACACAGCGTGGATTTTCGGGGAAAAGTGCTATTGCCTCGGTGCGGAAAAGGTTTCTCAGGTTTCAAAGATCCGCGGCGCGTCGATTAAATATTGCTACGGCGACGAGGTCGCGGACTGGTCGGAAGAAGTCTTCGCGCTGCTAAAAAGCCGTCTTGATAAGGAATACTCCTGTTTTGATGGGACGTTCAATCCGCAATATCCTGACCACTGGCTGAAAAAATTCCTTGATAGCAACGCGGACATTTTCAGCCAGACATACACAATAGACGACAATCCGTTCCTGCCGGAATCTTTTAAAGAAAATCTGAAAAAAGAATACGAAGGGACGGTTTATTACGACCGCTACATTCTCGGCCTCTGGAGAATCGCCGAGGGTCTGGTTTACCCAATGTTTGATCGGGCCAGAAACGTCACGAGTGAGCGGGGCGGGCCGGGGCGGTACTGGATCTCATCGGACTACGGCACACAGAACCCTACCGTCTTTGCATTGTGGCGGGAATATGGCGGCAAGGCCGTCATGGAGAAAGAATATTACCACAGCGGGCGCGAGAGCGGGCGGCAGAAGACTGACGAAGAATATTATCAGGATTTAGAGGCATTCGCGGACGGATACCGCATTGAGCGTGTCGTGCTCGACCCATCGGCAGCGTCCTTTGCCGAGTGCATCCGGCGGCACGGAAAGTTTTCTGTATGGAAAGCAAACAACGCCGTGCTGGACGGCATTCGCTTCACGGGGGCCTGCATCAAAAGCGGCATAATCAAATTCCATGAGAGTTGCAAAAACGCGTTTCGGGAATTTGGCCTTTATAGCTGGGACAAAGACGCAGGAGAAGACCTCGTGATAAAAGAAAACGACCACGTGTGCGATAGTATCCGCTATTTTTGCATGACCGTTTTGAGGAGAGAAATCAAGAAATGAGCCTTTTGACAAACATTCGAGGGTGGTTCCGGAATATGCTTTTCCCGCAGGCGGTGGCCGAGCGGGAATTCGGCGTATCTCCGGCAGTCAGCCAGAAGATGGAGCAGAATATAAGCCTCTGGTACGCGATGTTTATTGGAAATCCACCCTGGCAGACGTGCGATGTCATTGCTGTCGGGCTTCCGGCGGCGATCTGCCGGGAGATCGCGCGACCGACGCTGGCCGAGCTGACGGCTAACATCACCGGCAGCGCCCGTGCGGATTATCTGAAAGACTGCTTTGAGCGGGCGGAAGAGAATTTTCACAGCGCCTTAGAACTGGGGCTTGCGCTCGGCGGCGTGGCATTTAAGCCGTATATCTACGGTGAGCAGCTGCTGGTCGACGTGACCGGCGCGGCGGCGTTCCAGCCGACGAAATTTGACCCTGCCGGGCGCTGCATCGGAGGCGTCTTCCGGGACAAGCCCGCGAAAGTGGGCGGGAAGTATTATATCCGCCTCGAATCGCACGAGCTGGACGGCACGACCTATACGATCCGCAATAAAGCATATTACAGCGACACCTCCGGCACGGTCGGCGCGGAAGCACCCCTGAATGCCGTCCCAGAATGGGCGGACATTCAGCCGGAAATCACGATCCAGAATATGAGCGGGCCGCTCTTCGCGTACTTCCGACCGCCTGCGGCCAACACAACGGACGCAAACAGCCCCTGCGGAATGTCCGTCTACGGAGACGCGGCTACTGTGCAGCTGATCAAGCAGGCCGATGAGCAGTGGGAGCGCCTGCGCTGGGAATATCGCTCCAGCGAGCGCAAAGTCCTGATGGATGGCACGAGTTCGACTGCGGATATGTTCAACAAGCGTATGTTTGAACTGGGACCGTTCTCCCCTAGCGGCGAATTCTTTCAGTACATCGAGCCGCAGATCCGCGACGAAGCAATCTACCGAGGTTTCCAGAATACGCTTCGCCGTATCGAGTTCAACGTCGGATTGGCTTATGGAGATATTTCCGATCCGCAGACCATCGAGAAGACGGCGACGGAGATACGCAACAGTAAGCAGCGCAAATACGTGCTGATCGGCAGCATTCAAACGGCGCTTGAACATACGTTTGACAGTCTGCTCTACGCGCTCGATACATACGCGACGCTCTACAACCTTGCGCCTGCCGGGACGTACAGAACTGATTACAGCTGGGGCGATTCCATCCTGGACGATGCCGAGAAGAAAGAGCAGGAGCGGGCCAACGACCGGCTCGACCTCGCTGACGGTATCCTCAACGACTGGGAATACCGCGCGAAATGGTACGGCGAGGACGAAGCGACTGCAAAGGCAATGCTTCCGCGGGCGCAGGACATGGTAACTGAACAGCAACAGGAGGTAGAGTAATGGGCGGCAGAGGCGGAGCTGGTGGCGGCATTGGAGCCGGAGAATTTGGGCGTGGGCGCGGTATGAGCCTTGCGCGGTTTTTGTCACAGCAGGATATTAACCGAGCAAACGCTGCGTCTGTCACTGATATGGGCGATATTATCAGGCGCACATTTGAGCGCAACGCTGCTGAAATCAATGGGCTTGAGCTGTCGGACGCTGAAAAGAAAGACGCCGTAAAGCAGATGGCAACTCTCGCAACAACGGCACTAAAAACGGCGGCAGGAGCAGTCAATCCTTATGCAAGCGGGCCTGCGCGCCTGACAACGGCGCAGAAAACAGGAAGCGCCGCAGACAGAGCTGCAAGAGCGCGCGGTGAAATGGATAGCTACATGCGGAAATTGCGTGACCAGTCCAGTAAAAAACGCAAAGCAGCAGAAAACAAGGCGTTTTCCAATGCCTTTGTAACAGCGCAAAAGTCCGGCGCGTTGGAAGTTACGGTAAACGGCAAGAAATACCGCAGAACTAACAAGCGCAGCGGTACATGGCGTCCGGTATGATTAACTTTGAAAATCTCGACAAGTTCACATTCCCCGGCGTTGGAAAGTACGACATTCCGCAGATCGAGCCGGTCAAGGCGTACCCGCAGGGAGAATTTATCCCTGTAAATTACCATTACACCGCGAAAGACACGAAAAGCAAGATTTTGCATTTCTTTGTGGACGATTATCAATTTATTCGATATTGGAACACGCCTGACAAGTACATTCCGAAACTGTCGCAGTTTGCGGCGGTGTGCGCGCCTGACTTCTCCACCTACACAGATATGCCGCTTGCGATGCAGATATACAACCATTACCGCAAGCACTGGCTGGCAGCATACTGGCAGCTTCACGGCATGACGGTTTATCCGACAATCTCATGGAGCGATGAGAATAGTTATGACTGGTGCTTTGACGGTGAACCTGTCGGCGGTGTTGTGGCGGTTTCCTCGGTGGGAACGCAGGCAAACGCTGAAAGCAAGCGCCTGTTCCTGCGCGGCTACGAAGAAATGATGAAGCGGCTATCCCCGGAATGGGTGATCTTCTACGGCAGAGTGCCGGAAGAATGCGACTGGAACGTGATACGGGTAAAGCCGCATTACGACGATATTGTGAAACGGAGAAGGGCGGTGATCGGATGAAGTACCCTTTTTAGCCCAGAACTATTAGACGCCATCCCGGAAGAGATTGCAGAGCTGTTCCGGACGCTGGAAGATACGCTGCTGGATGAGGTTTGTTCCCGGCTTAAAATTGCGGATCAGCTGAACGAAGTCACGGTGCAGGATATTCGGGCGCTGCGGTCGCACGGCATTGATCTCAAGAAGGTCAAAAAGGCCATCCAGAAGACGGCGGATGTCAGCGAGGAGAAGCTGAACAAACTGCTCGACGACGTTGTAGAGCGCAATCAGCGCTATTACAACGGCATTATCACGCTGGCCGACGTGACGAAGCCTGACCGCCTGGTCGACGCATCCGATATCGACGCGATCCGCAGACAGACGCTCGGAGAATTCCGAAATTTGACACAATCTTTGGGGTTTCTTGTGGACAGTGGACAGAAGATGCTTCCACCCGCGCAGGCATATCAGTGGGCCTTGAATTCGTCAACGTTGCAAATTCAGAGCGGGGCAATCAGCTATAATCAGGCGATTGCAAACGCCGTTAAGCAGCTGGCCGAGAGCGGGATCAAGACGGTCGAATATTCGAGCGGCCATGTAGACCAGATAGACGTAGCGGCCAGACGGGCCGTTATGACAGGTGTAGCTCAAATCTGCGACAAGTATTCCGACCAGTCGGCGGAATATCTGGATACCCGGTACTTTGAGGTAACGGCGCACTCCGGAGCGCGAGACAAGCCCGGTCCGTCTCCGTGGTCAAGCCATAGAGACTGGCAAGGGAAAATTTACTATAAAAGCGAAAACGGAGAGCCTGACCCTCTTGGGCAGTACAAGGATCTTGTGGAGACGACCGGCTATGGCTATGTAGACGGCCTGACTGGCGCGAACTGCCGTCACTACAAACACGCATTTCTCCCCGGAATCATGGAGCCTACCTATTCCGAGGAGCAGCTGGAGCATATCGACGACGGCCTCGGCTGTGAGTTCGACGGGAAGAAATATACTGCATATGAAGCAACCCAGATGCAGCGCAGGCTTGAGCGGGAAATCATAAAGCAAAAAAAGCTGAAAAAAGCCTACAAAGCATCAGGCCAAAAGGATAAGGAGACTGCCGCAACAGCCAAGCTGCGCCGCCTGAACACGAAATACCATGATTTTAGCAAGGCCGCCGGGCTGCCGGAACAGCCGGAGAGAATGAAGGTGTTATATGATTGACGAAAAACTGAAAGCCGCCATTGAGCGGGCGCTTGCCGCCGGGTTTCGCGTTCAGCTGAAGCGCATGAAGGACGGAACAGTCAAGGCACAGATCATCAAGGCGGAAGAGCTGAAAAAGTAATACAGATACCGCAGCACAATCGAGTGCGCGGAATGGCACGATGAGCCAACTACTGAGATTTTCTTAGTGGTTGGCTCTTTTTGTTTCGGTAAAAACCGCATGAGCGGGGTTTATACAAAAAATTGGCTATCTGCAAGCCTAAAAGTGCAGGCGGGAGGTCATGGCGACGACCTAAAAAGCCTATCCCGTAAGGAGAAACCATGAAAAAAGAAGAATTGCTGAGCATTGGCCTGACAGAAGAGCAGGCGGACAAGGTTTTTGCCATGAACGGCAAGGACATTGAGAAGCACAAAAAGGCCGCAGAGGACGCAAAGGCGGACAAAGAGGCCGTGGAAAAGCAACTGGCCGACCGCAACAAGGACATCGAAGACCTGAGGAAGTCCAGCGGGGACGCTGAGAGCGTTCGCAAGCAACTCGAAGACCTTCAGGGCCGGTACACCAAGGAAACCGAAGATTACAAGGCGCAGCTGGCAAGCCGGGACTACGCCGACGCCATGAACCGCGCGATTACGGCCAAGGGCGTCAAGTTCTCTTCCAAAGCCGCCGAGAAAGCTTACCTTGCAGACCTCAAGGAGAAACATCTTGAACTGAAAGACGGCGAGCTGACCGGCTTCGACGAGTGGCACAAGGCTCAGCTCGAAGCAGATCCGACTGCGTTTCAGGCAGATAAGCCCACGCCCACATTCGCCAAGCCCGTCGGCCAGGGCGGCGCACCGGCGGCAAAGAGCAAGGGCGCAATGTACGCGCAGCAGTTCAACGCGCAGTTTGCGCAGACACCAAACAAGGAGTGATTTGAAAAATGTCTATCGTTGTAAACACAAAAGCAGAAGTCAGGCCGAATTTCCTCGAAAGCGAAGTCGGCCTCGTCCTGAAAACCCGTGAAATCCCCGCGTCGATGGGCGTGCAGGACGGCAAATACAAGATCGTCAAGGCCGGTACGCCGTTTCCGTCCGACAACTCGAACGCCGTCGGCATCGTGTTTGAGGATATCGATGTGACGGACGGCAATATGCCCGGCTCCGTGATGGTCGCGGGCCGTGTGCTGGCAGACCGCCTGTCGCTGGCCTCCACAGCAAAGACCGCGCTGTCCGGCAAGGGCTTCACATTTGTTGACGCGCCGGAGATCACGCGCGGCTATACCGTGACATACGACAAAAACGACGGCAGCGGCACGCCGCCCGTCGACGAGAACGTCTACACAGAGGGCTCCTATGCCGACGTCTCGACCGAATACCCGTTGACCAAGAGCGGCAACACCCAGACCGGCTGGAGCACGTCTAAGGGCGGCGCTGCCGTCTCCAAGGTCGAAATGACCGGCAATGTGACCCTGTACCCCGTGTGGACTACACCCTAAAGAAGGAGGAAAAACACCATGCCTGACATTCTTGAACTGATTTCCGACGCTGACCGTCTGGATTTCTCGCAGAACATTTCCGTCGCGCGCCCGGCCTACCTCGGAGACCGGCTGTTCCCGGATCAGAAAACCGAAAGCCTCAAGGCCGAGTACCTGCGCCTCGCAAACGGCGCACAGATCCCCACGATGGCGACCGTCCACGCCTTTGACACCGAGGCAGAGATCGCCACGCGCCCCGCGCTCGAAAAGACCGAGGTTGAGAAGCTGTTTATCAAGCGCAAGATCAACCAGTCCGAGCGGGTGCAGCTGCTCAACGAAAACGGCGTATACGCTGACAACGCCATTGTGAGCTACGTCTTCGACGATATGCGCCTGATGGCCGATGCGGTCAAGGTCAGAACCGAGGTCGCGAAAATGGAAGTTATCGCGACCGGCAAGATGACCATCAAGGAAAACAATCTCAACATGACCGTCGATTACGGCGTTCCGTCCGCAAACATCGGCTTCAAGATCGACTTCGGCGCAGACGCTGATATCATCGGCCAGCTTCAGGCCATCGCAGATCAGGCGGCGGCATCCGGCCACGCGCTGAGCGAAATGGTCGTCGGTACGAAGATCCTGCGTAAGCTCGCGTCCAACAAGGGCATTCAGACCCTCGTGTACGGCACGGTCGGCGCTGGTACATATGTCACCACCGAGAAACTGCGCAGCCTCTTTACCGAGCTGTTCGGCTTCGGCCAGATCACGACCAACGACCAGCGCTATAAGGCGCAGGCTGCAAATGGCACGGAAAAGACGTACCGCTTCTTCCCGGAGGACAAGGTTGCATTCCTGTCCAATGGTACGGCCAATTCCTTCGGCGTTGGCCTGTGGGGCGTGACGCCGGAAGAAAAGGGCTATGGTCCGTACACCGACAAGAGTGCGCAGCAGTATATCACCATTACCCAGTGGGAAACGCCAGACCCGAAGACCACCTGGACAAAGGCAAGCGGCCTGTTTATCCCGGTCGTGCCCGATCCTTACGGCCTGTTCATCGGCGCGGACGTCAGCAAGTAAAATCGAGCCTCCGCGCCTGCGTGACGGGTGCGGAGGCTGACCGGAAGGAGGGCGCAGCATGATCTACGCCGATTATGAGTTTTACGCGACCGTGTACCGTGGGACGGCGCTGGATGAAGAGCAATTTTGCGGCCTCGCCCGCAAGGCATCGGCTTACGTCGACTACATCACCATGAGCCGCGCGCGCTCCGCCGCCGGGGACAAGCTCGAAGCCGTCCAGAACTGCGTCTGTGCGCTGGCCGAGCTGGAGCAGGACGCTGGGAAGCTGGACAGTCTCGTCTACACGACCGACAGGCCCGTATCAAGCGAGACGGTCGGCGGCTGGTCGCGAAGCTTTGGTTCACGAAATCTGTCCCAGGCAGATATACAGCGGACAGAGACGCGCCGCCGTGAGATCGTGCTGGCGTACCTCGGGCCGACCGGATTACTCAAAGCGAGGGGGTATGGGCCGTGTCCATGTTCCCCCACACCGTAACCATCTACAACGTCTCGCAGGAGACAGACCCGGCGACATTCAAGGACGTGGAGAAAACCTACATCACCGTCCTGCGCGGCGTTCTGCTGGAAGCCTCCAAGGCGGCCAACGTCCGCCAGAGCGGGCTTGAGGGCGCGGATGCGGTGAATCTGTACATTCCGTTCTCTACGGTTGCTGTAGACGGCGTGACGGGCGCAGAAAAGCGCTACGTCGGCCCGCAAGAATTCTGGCGTGCAACTGATAAAAGCGGAATCTGGACGCTCTCCACGGACGGCAACGGCGGAACGACATTCTTTATCAAGGGTGAAGTCGTGGAGCCGGACAAGACCGAGCAGGCGCTTGAAATGCTCTATGACGACGTTTACAAGGTCACAAAGGTCGATATGAAGGACTTTGGAAGCCAGGACATGAGACACTTCGAAGTCGGAGGGGCCTAATATGCTGAAATTCAGCGTAAAGGCAGACGGCTTTGATGAATTGCATGAGGCAATCGCGCAGGCGTGTACCAAAGCGGAGCATATTGTCGCACTTCAGGCAAGAAAGGACACAGCCCCGTATGTGCCATTCTTGACCGGTTCCCTCGACCGCAGAACACAGGTGGAAGGGAATGCGATCATCTATCCCGGCCCATACGCAAGGTTCCTGTACTACGGGAAAGTCATGGTAGACCCGGAGACCGGGAGCACATACGCGCCGAAGGGCGGAACGAAAGTGTTAACCGACAAAAATCTTGTATTTAACAAGTCCGGACACGCACAGGCACAGGCGCACTGGTTCGAGGCTTCAAAGGCTGAGAACCTTGACAAATGGATTCGAGTTGCAGATAAGGCGGTGAAAAATGGACTCTGAAAAAGAAAAAAAGCTTGTTTCTTCTGAGGAAGAACAGGACATATCCAGAAAAATGATGGTCTGGGTAAACTCGTTTTCGGATGACGATCTCCCGGCTGTAACCATCAATTATGAGTTCCTCGCCGCTGATTCCGCAAGCGTGGCTCTGTCCGTGATTCAAGGAGCGTACATCACAAAAAGGTACTTGCTCGGCGGGCATGAGGCAGAATACCAGTTCAAGATCATAGCCCGTATCAAGCCGGGCGGGAGTAACGACAAGCGTCTGAGAGCTGATGCGGTACTGAACCGCTTCGGGGATTGGGCGATCCAGAATTATCCGTCTCTTGGGAATGGCGTTCGTGTCCGTCGCATGGAAGCGGTCAGCCGCGCGGCGGTATTCGCCGTGTATCAGGGCGGATGGGAAGACCATCAAATCTTAATGAAGATGAAATATGAGGTGATTTAACTATGGCAGATATGACCTTTAACACCGTTGCTGGGCAGCCTGTAGACAGAGAACTTTTGATTCTTTTTGTGAATACAGGCACTGATTCCGCCGCCGTGTGGTCGCCGCTTGGGACGCGCGTCACGGATTCCAGCATGGAGTACGACTGGCAGAAGGATTCCAACAAGGACATCCTCGGCACGACCAGAACCACGATGAAAAAGCCCATCATCACGCAGGACTTTGAACCGTGCGAACTCGATGCAGGAGATGTTGCGCTTATGCATGTCTGGAACCTCGCCGTTAAGGAACAGAACGCGGCGGCTCTGGCGAATCAGGACATTCTTATCGTGCACCATTACGCAGGCACGAAGAAAACGGCTGTTTTCGCGGAGAGATACAAGGGCGCTGCAATCGAAGCGACAGGTCTTGGCGGCGAAGGCGGCGGCTTCGTAGGTATGCCGCTTACGGTAACTCCGGGCGGAGAGAGAATCACCGGCACTGCGGCGGTTGGTTCCAACGGAGAAATCACGTTTACGCCGGACGCGGCATAAGGAGGGATGATAGATGACGGACATCAAGGTTGCAACTGGCGCTGAAGAAATCAACATCAACGACAAAGTAACGCTCGAGTTCAACCCGACAGACGCAGAAATTGTAGAGAAAATTTTTGACGTGTTTAACGGATTGGCAGACCGTCAGCGGAAATATCAGGAAGAAGTGGAAAAGAACGCGAACAAAAAAGAAATCTTTGAGATTGCGCGTCGGGAAAGCAACGAAATGCGCGATACGATCGACAGCCTTTTCGGGGTTCCGCTTTGCACGCCTCTTTTCGGCTCTATGAACGTCCTCGCACTGGCTGACGGTTTGCCTGTATGGAGCAATCTGATGCTCGGCATCATCGACCAGATCGACACTACCTTTGCGAGAGAACAGAAGGCTATGAACCCGAGAATCAAGAAATATATGGAAAGATGGAAAAAGTAATCTGGTCTTTACCGACATCGGTCAACGTAAACGGAACAGAATACGAAATCCGATCTGACTATCGGGCGGTGTTGGATATCCTCACCGCCCTTGTTGATAGCGAGCTGGACGAGCAGGACAAGGCGGAGGCATCGTTGAGAATCTTCTATCCCGACTTTGAGGAAATGCCATCCAGCGACTATCAGGAAGCGCTAAACAAATGTTTTCGGTTTATAGACCGTGGGGAAGAACGCAAAGAAAAGAAGCGAGAACCCGTGCTGATGTCATGGGAGCAGGACTTCGACATGATTATTGCCCCCGTGAACAGAATCGCTGGATGCGAGGTTCGGGCGCTTGAGTATCTGCACTGGTGGTCGTTCCTGTCTTTCTATCAGGAGATTGGAGACTGCCTGTTTGCTCAAGTTGTTCGTATTCGAGACAAAAAGGTACACGGGAAGCCTCTGGACAAGCAGGAGCGGGAGTTCTACCGAAAGAACAGAGATATGATCGATTTGAAAGTTACATACACAGAGGCAGAGAAAGACGTTCTCGCCGCATGGGGCATTTCAAAATAAGGTGGTGAGAAAATGGCAGATGGGAAAATCGTTGTGCAGGCGGAAGTTGACGCAAAAAAAGCACAGCGGGAGCTTGATAAGCTTACGGCAAAAATCGACAAGCTGGAAACCGACCTGAAAAAGAGCAGCGGCGAGCAAAGCGGGATCAAGGCGCAGCTTGACGCAGCAAAGGAATCCGCAAAGCAGGCAGAAACTGCGCTGAAATCGTTGCGCGCAGAATCTGAGCGGCTGCGGCAGGTCACATCCGGCGAGGTGTCTTCATCGCCTGATGCGTATATTTCTGCATACAGTAGGCAATCCGAAGTCGCTGCACAGATTAGAGAGCAGGAAACGCTTCTGAAAGAGCAGGACAAGATCGTTGAGAGCTTGGACGGCAAGTACGCAAAAATTACGGACAAGGTAATGGAACAGACTTCCGCGCTGGACGCGGCGAAGACACGCGCAGGAGAGCTCACGCGAGAGATTACAAACGCAAGCGGCGCGTCCGAACGGATGGAGCTTGCAGCAAAAAATGTTTCCGACAGCATGAACACGTTCAGCAAGCGTGTTTCCGGGCTTTTTAAGCGCGTTCTGGTGTTCTCTCTGATTACTCGAGCGCTGCAAAGTCTTAGAACATGGCTCGGAAAAACAATCATGCAGAACGAGGTGGCGCGTGCAGCGGTTGCGCGGCTTAAGGCGGTGTTTTTGACGCTGGCCCAGCCGATTCTTCAAGTCGTGATTCCCGTTTTTGTGAAGCTTGTGGACATTCTGACGCAGGTTGTTACAGCTATCGCAAAGTTCTTCGGCATGCTGTCTGGCAAAAGCTGGTCTTCGCAGAAATCAGCCGAACAAGGATTGAATGCAGAACAGAAAGCGTTGGAAGGTGTCGGCTCTGCGGCGGAAGACGCAAGTAAGAGCATGGCAAGCTTTGACGAGATCAACCAGCTAACCGATAATTCCGCTTCTGCGGCAGGTGGCGGCGCAGGCGGGGCAGCGTCTACGGATATCGCGCCGGACTTCTCAAACCTCGACATGGCGGAGGATAAACTCCACGATATTCTCGGCCTAGTAGGTGCGATTGCAGCCGGGCTGCTCGCTTGGAAAATTGCAAGCTTGTTCACGAACGACCTGAGCAAGATTTGGGGCATCGCTCTTGCAGTTGCCGGTGCGTTTGCGCTTGTGTACTTCTGGCTGGATGCTTGGAATAACGGAATTGATCTGCAAAATTTCCTCGGCATGCTCGCCGGGCTTGCGGCCCTTGCTGCCGGACTTGCAATCGCATTTGGCCCGACCGCTGCGGCAATCGCTCTCGTGGTAGGTGGCCTTGCGATGTTAGTCGTCGGGATCAAAGATGTGATCGAAAACGGATTTAATTTGGTGAATACGCTTACAATCATTGCCGGGCTTCTCGCGGCTGGAATCGGGATCAGCCTGCTGACCGGGAGCTGGATTCCGCTCCTGATTGCCGGGTTTGTTGCCGCTTTGGTGGCACTTGTTTCCTTTACCGGGCACGGGGAAGAGCTGATTCAAGGGCTGAAAAAAATCATAGACGGGTTCGGGAAGTTCTTCAAGGGCGTGTTTACGGGAGACCTGAAGCTCGCAGCGGAAGGCGCAAAGCAGATCTGGGAAGGGCTTAAGCAGACGTGGAACGCGATTGTAAACTCCATCAAGGACGCGTGGAGCGCATTTGTTACATGGCTGCAGGGCAAGAACCCGGCACTTGCTGCGATTTTTGAAACGATTGGAAAGCTGTTCTCCGACCAGTACAACGCATGGAAAAAGATCCTCAGCGGCCTTATTACCTTCCTGACCGGCGTATTCACCGGAGACTGGAAGAAAGCATGGAACGGTGTCCTAGATATTCTGAAAGGCGTTTGGAATCTCATTGTCGGTACAATCGAAGGCGCGATTAACTTCATCATTGACGGAATTAACCTTTTGATTTCCGCTTTGAACAAAATCCACTTTGAAGTTCCAGATTGGGTTCCGCTTGTTGGCGGAAAATCATTTGGCATCAATATTACGCCTGTTTCCCGTGTATCGCTGCCCCGCCTCGCGTCCGGCGCGGTCATCCCGCCGAACCGGGAGTTTATGGCTGTGCTGGGAGACCAGAAAAGCGGAACGAATATCGAAACGCCGCTTGCCACAATGGTGCAGGCGTTCAAGCAGGCCATAAACGAAACGGGCGGCATGGGCGGCAGACAGATCACGGTTGTCATGCAACTCGACCACAGAGAACTTGGCCGCGCGGTGTATAACCTTAACAACGAGGAAACACAGCGCGTCGGCGTGAAGCTTGCGGGGGTGAAGGTATGACAAGCATTTTGAGCCTTGACGGCAAGGAGTATCCGAATCTGCATGTTGTGAGCCTAAAGCGTTCGTTTTCCGTCCTCGACGGCGATAACGCGGGACGCGTGATGACCGGCGCGATGACGCGCGACATTATCGGTACATTTTACAATTACAGTTTGGAGATCGATCCTGTTTCGTCTGATCTTGCAGAATATGATGCGTTTTACGAGAACATTTCCGCGCCGGTCGATAGCCACGTTCTGACTGTCCCGTATGCGCAATCTGTTTTGACGTTTGATGCCTATGTGGCAAACGGAGAAGATGAACTTGTATCAAGATACGGCGATAGGAGCGAATGGCAGAACTTATCGATTAACTTTGTTGCAATGAAACCGAAGAGGGTTCCGGTATGAGCGTTCGAGTGATTTATGAGGACGTTGCGGTAGGCGCGGCGGAGGCGGCCAGCGTGGCGAGCACCGCTGCGAAGCCCTTCTCCGACCTTCCGGAACTGCCGTATGGCACAGAGCCGGTGATCGTCGCAACAAACGAGCTGAACCAGTGGGTGCTGGACGGCTCCCGTCCGATCCTCACGACCGAGCGGGCGGCGTTCTGGTCTTCCGCGCCGAGCAAAGCGGACTGTACCTTTGACGCGAACCCGACGCTGACTATCACGCTGGACGGCACGTTCGCAAGCTCCGGGATTTACCTCTATTTTGACGGCGGTATCGGCGATTATTGCAGCGCCCTGACCATGACGTGGTACAACGGCGAGACAACCGTCGCGTCGCAGGACTTCACGCCGGACGGCCAGAAGTATTTCTGCGCAAAGCCTGTCTCCGGATACAACAAACTCGTGATCGAGCTGAAAAAGACGAGCCTGCCGTACCGGTACGCAAAACTCAGACAGATCTTCTTCGGCATCGTCCGGGAGTTTGAGCGGGAAGACCTGCGCAGCGTCACCGTCACCGAGGGTGTCAGCGTGATTTCCGACGACGTAGAGATTAACACGCTGGATTTTACGCTCGACAATTCGGACGATATCGATTTCATCTTCCAAGAGAAGCAGCCCGTCAGCGCATACGACGGCGCAAAGCTGATCGGCGTGTTCTACATCAAGAGCTCGTCCCGGTCGAGCGCCCGGCTCTATGATGTATCCTGTCAGGACGCGCTTGGCATTCTGGACGATGAACCCTTTGCGGCGGCGATCTACACCGAGAAAAACGCGAAGGAGCTGATAGCCTCGATTCTCGGCGCGCACTTCACGCTGGACTTCGACACTGCGCTGAAAGACGAGACCGTAACCGGCTATATCCCGGACTGCACGAAACGAGAAGCGCTGCAACAGATCGTTTTTGCGCTTCGCGCGACCATTGACACAAGCGCGTCGCGCGGCGTGCGCGTCCGGAGGCTCACAGCGGCCTCTCCTGCCACGATCCCACTTGACCGGACATACACGGGCGGCAGCGTTGAAGCGGCGGCAGCGGTCACGGAGATCCGCGTGACGGCACACAACTATTCGACGTCCGGAAGCGGAGAGAGCGTGGAGGTCGGCGGTACGACCTACTATCACACGACGTCGGTCACGTCCAAGACCAATCCGAACGCCACCACGCAGACCAAGCCGAACGTCATCGAGGTGCGCGACGCTACGCTGATCAACAGCGACAACGTTGCCGCCGTCGCGCAGCACGTCTTTGACTACTATATGCGCCGTCAGACGCACAGTGTCAAAATTATCGTGGACAAGGAAGCCCCGGGCGATTACGTGCAGACCACAACGCCGTGGGGCACGAAGATCACCGGAACGATCACCAGTATGGACATTCGCCTCAGCGGAATCGCGGCGGCAGAATGCAAGATTATCGGCACATAGAACGGAGGTGCGGCATTTGGTACAGGGAGATTCGTATAACCTTAGTGTTACCATCAAGAATAAAGGGCAGCCTCTGGACGTTGCAAGCGTTGAAAAGGTGGAAATTTCTCTGCTTTATCTGCAAAAGAGCTATCCGGGAGAGATCGGATACGAGGACGGAAAGTTTCTGTTTCCCCTCACCCAGCAGGAGACCTTTCGGCTCCCGAAGCTCTGCCAGATGCAGGTGCGCGTGAAATTCAAGAGCGGTGACGTGATTGGCTCGGAGATCAAGCAGATCGACGTTGCGCACGCGCTTTCAAAGGCGGTGTTGTGATGGGCGGCATTGAATTTGAACTCAAGAACCGCGATCCGGTCGACGTTTCCTTTAACGTTTCCGTGCGTGCTGGCGGCGGCTCTGGCGGCGGAGGCATTGCATCGGCGCAGATCGATGAGATCCGCGTGCTGAAAAAATCGGACTATGACGCGCTGGACAAAAAGGACGCGCGGACACTGTATCTGTTGGAGGGATAACATGCTGGCAGTTGGAATCAAACGCATTCTGGAGCTGTTCATCGGCTCCATGGGCATCAAATCCGCCCGCTTGGGCACAGAAACCATCTACGAAAGGCCTGGCGGCTTTTTGTACATCGAACTCACAAGCGAAGAAAGGGGATAAATCCAGATGGCAAGTTTTTTCAATCTGACACTTGATACGCTGGCACCTGCCGGCCTATCGCTGATCCTGAACGACGGCGCGCAGTACGCGACCAGCGCGACCGTCACCGCGAAGATCTCAGTCACCGACGCCGCGACGACCGGCTACCAGATGAAGATCTGGGGCACAAAGGCGGCGGCAAAGGAAGCAGATGCGTCGTGGGAGACGTTCGCCGCAACAAAATCCATTACGCTCCCGGACGGCGACGGCCTGAAGACGATCTATGTAAAGGTGCGCGACGACGTCGGCAACGAATCGACTGCGGCCAGCGACTCCATCACGCTCAACACCTCGATCCCCGCCGTGACCATCACCGGCCCCGACAAGAGCCGCATCTCCAAGGTCACGGGCTACGACGCGGCGGCCTTCTCCTTCGTCTGCGACGTAGACTTCGAGGAATACACCGTCCGCGTCGTTCCGGCGACGAGCAGCCTGCACACGGCGGGCACGCAGATCCCGGCGACGGGCGGCTCCACGAACGTCAGCGGCACGGCAGGCGGCTACAAGAAGAACACCGCTATCAACGTCACCGTCAAGGGCGCAGACCTCGAATCGGCGTCTTCCGGCGACGGCGTGAAGATCGTGAAGGTCTTCGTCAAAAACGCCGCCGGGACGTGGAGCGCCGCGTAATGGCCGCGCCGGAGCTGACATTCTCCATCACGGGCAACAAGATCTCGGCGGTCTCGGGGTTCAACTCGATCACCGTTTCCTTCTCGTCGGACATCGCCTATACGGCTTTTGAGTGCCGCGCGACGAAGTCCGGCGAGGATTGGGGCCGCGGGAAGGGCGCTTTGATCGCGTCCTTCTCCCAGACCCCGGCGGGCACGCAGCGCACCTTTGAGGTATACGACGATTTTCTGCTTTCCGGTGATGGGGAATACCGCATTTCGCTGTTCGCGCAAAGCGCGGACGGCAGCTGGAACGACAACTACGGCTTTATCCCGCTGGGAGAGTCGCAGGCGCTGAAGACCGCGGACGGCGAGGATTTTCTGTGTATGAAGGAGTGATCGTATGGCTTACAACAGCCAGTTTACCGGCGCGCAGATCGACGAGGCTATCGCCGACGTGCGCAGCAACAAAGACGCGTGGAACGGAAAGCAAGATGTGATCCTCGCCTCCGGTGCGGCCGTCGGGGACCTGATCAAGGTCAAGGCGGTGGACGCCAGAGGGAAGCCGACGGCGTGGGAGGTGGCCGCGGCTGGCACGGATTATCTAACGGAAGCGCCCGTGACGAGCGTGAACGGGAAAACAGGAGCTGTCAAGGTTCGCGAAGTGCCGTCTGTCACCGCCGCTGATAATGGAAAATTTCTGCGGGTTGTTTCCGGTGCGTGGGCGGCGGTAGAGATCGCAAACGCGAATGGAGGGAGCTTCTGATGGCAACTGAATATTTAACGAACGATATAGAACTCACGTCAGTTGCCGATGCCATCAGAGAAAAAGGCGGAACATCCGACCCGCTGACTTACCCAGATGGTTTTGCAAGCGCGGTTCGTGCAATTCAAACCGGGATCGTTCCGCAACTGGTCGTAACGGTATCCGCGGGTGCGATAGTCACAGCGACACACGGCTCCAAAACGATCAGCGGAACATCTGACAGCACCGGAGTCTGTACGCTTATCGTGCCGGAAGCCGGAACATGGAGCGTATCCGCGACGCTGGACGGGAAAACATCTGACACAAAATCCGTATCTATCACGGACAGCTACGCGGTGTCGCTTAATTTTGTATATCCGACACTGAATAAAAATACTTGGGAAACAATAAAAAATATATCCGACGCGGGACAGGGCGCGAACTATTGGAGCGTCGGTGACCGAAAGGCTGTAACGCTAAACGGCACGGTTGGACATTTTACACTATCTAATTACACAACATATGCGTTCATTATTGGATTTAACCATAACGCGAGCCTAGAAGGGGAAAACCGTATCCATTTCCAACTTGCAAAGACCGCGCTCTCCGGCGGTACGGACGTGTGTTTCTGCGATAGTTACTATACCTCGCCCGTTTCGACAACCGGCTATTTCTCTATGAACAGTAGTGCAACGAACTCCGGCGGATGGGCGAGCTCGCAAATGCGTACAAATATTTGCGGGACAAGCCTCTCGAGCTATTCCGGAACGATTATCGAAGTCATTCCGGCGGCGCTCCGTGCAGTCCTAAAGTCCGTTACCAAGTACACGGACAATACGGGAAATAATAGCACATCCGCGAGTGCGGTCACGGCGACAAAGGATTACTTTTTCCTCCTCTCGGAGTTTGAGGTTTTCGGGAGCATTTCGAGAGCAAACTCGAACGAGGCGAGTAAGCAAGCGCAGTACGCCTATTATTCCGCTGGAAACAGCAAGGTAAAGTACAAGCACAACGGAACGAGTGCCGCCGCTCGTTGGTGGCTCCGTTCTCCGCTTGCGAGCAGCTCCGACGGTTTCGAGAATGTGAACACCAATGGGACAGCCGAAGACCGCACCGCGCGCGCTTCCTTCGGCTTCGCGCCCGGCTTTTGCGTATGAGGAACAAACACATGGAGTATATCGTGTACAAGCGGTTCCGTGGGCATGGCATCGATGGAGAATTTAATCTCCGATACGGAACTGTGGTATCGGAGCTCGAAGGGTTCCTGTTTGCAGCAGACGGCAGGCGGATATGCGCTGCGACGTCCGAAAACGGGTGGGAGCATTTCAGGCCGAACACGCAGGAAGGTGCCGAGCGGCAGAAAATGCTGAACGATCTGTACCGATGGTACAGAAAAAACGGCTGCGGTGAAGATTTTACGGATGACAAATGGCCGGGGCAGGAAAACGGCTACTGGAAAAATCGGTTGAGAACAGCAAACACAGAGCGATTAGAGAAAATCTATCAAGAGAAATTTGGAGGGATACCATGTATGCAGTAAAACAAGACGGCGCATTTGCAGGTTATGCGGACAGTATTGTGCCCATCCGACTGCACGGCAACGGTTGTTATGTCTCGTGCAAGGAAGATCAGGCAGAAGGATTTTGCGCGAAGATGGCTGTGACTATTACGGATGAAGAAGGAACTGAACATCAGGTGCTTTCTGACATGGTGTTTCATCTCACAGACCATACGCTGAAAGGTACTGAGCCAGAAGGCAGCTATGAGGAAATGGGTGCAGCATTGCCGCTGACGGATGCAGAGACCGCCGCGAAGATCCTGCTCGGGGAGGCGGAATAACATGAGCACCTACACCGAGCGGGCGCGGGCGCTGCGCCCCTATATCGTCAAAAGCGCAGCCAGTCTCACCGACGCCGACGCGAGTCTCGCGCCGGAGCTTTTCACCCGCCTGACCGGCTCCGGCAGCCTCGTCAAAGCCGGCACGCGCATCAACTGGGGCGGCACCATCAAGCGCGCCGCCTCCGACCTCTGGGACACGGCCCAGAACACCCCGGACGCCGCCCCGGCCCTCTGGGAAGACATCGCCTACAAGCAGGGCTTCCGCCTTATCCCCGAGACCATCACCGTCGGCCTTGCCTTCTCCAAAGGCGAAAAAGGCTGGTGGCAGGACGAGCTCTACGAATCCCTGCTCGCCGCCAACGTCTGGAACCCATCCGTTAACCCGGACGGGTGGAAGAAGATCACGGAAGAAGGTACATAGCCATGGACACCACGACTATCATCGTTACGCTCGTCACCGACCGCACGCAGGCGGATGTGGAGCGGGTGCGGGAGCTGGCGGCGAAGGGGTTCGCGGCCATGACGGCAGCCGAGCAGGCGGAATGGCTGGCCGGGATGAAGGGCGCGTACAACGCCGCTGATCTCAATCGCGTGGGAACGGCCCTGAACTATCTGGCGGTCCGCCTCAGCTCGATTTGCGGCAGGAGCATTGCATGGACGGCGAAAACCGATTGGGCCGTCACGGACATCCAAACGGCCTCACAGGCGGCGGAATACCGGCGGCAGATACAAGACATTCGCGACGCGCTTGCGTATCCTGCCGGGACGCCGGACGCGCCGCAGCTGGCGCGCCTGACCTACACCGGCGCAAATGATATCGAGCGCATTCTGGTGCTCTGCGAGGACTTAATCGTCAACGTTGCAAAATCTTTTCGCCACACCGGCGCGGCGGAGTGCGCCGCAGGAGGATTACTCACATGAAAGATAGGCAGCCAACACAGGTTTTAGCCAACGGCGCGATCCGCTACGGCGTCTATAACGCCGACGGCACGCTCAACCACTACGAATACCTCAAGCGCGAGGACGCGCCCACCGTCGAGGGAACGCCACTCAACAAGGCAAATCTGCTATCCGATGCAACCGCCGCGAAGATCTGGCCCGGCTCGAAGAAGCCGGACGACCCGACCGTGAATGACGCGCTCGGCAAGCTTTCGGAGGGTACGGCCAAAGTCGGCGACATCGCTATCACCGCCCGCACAGACCTGTCCGACGCATGGCTGCCGTGCGACGGGCGCACTGTATCACAGGAGAAGTATCCAAAACTGTTTTCTGTGCTCAGAAGCTCTGCCGCGCCGCTTCCGTGGGCGTTGAAGTCATCGAATATTCAACCTGGATTTATGTGGTATCTGAATGGGGAATGGGTCGGCCTACACGACAGAAAGTTCTGGACGTCGCCCGATTTGGGGACGTGGACGCAGCAGGCGGATATGCCGCCCGGACTCTCGTTGGTATCGGATGTGCAGTATGCAAACGGCACTTATTACGCTGTTTTTTCCGGAGACTCCACAGAGGCAAACGGAGTGTACACAACGCATAGTCTCGATGCGCCATTTACGCTATATGCAAGCGGCAGCCTGCCTGGAAGCGCTGGACTGAAGATGTTTATTACGCCAAACGTTCTGTATATCTACGTAGTAAGAGGCGAATACGGATCCTATAACAATTACAATGGAAGAGAAGTAAGTGCCAGCTACGTAAACCAAACAACAAAGGAAATAGTAAGCATCCCAGATTTTATCAGCGGAATTGTATTTTACGCCGAAGAAAAGGACTGCTTTTACAAGCTGAACTGTAGCACCAGCGGCATACTGGAGACTTCAAAGGCAAAAACCCTGATCAATCCGACCTGGGAGGCAGTCAGCAGCGTAAACATCGAAGAATTAACTCCGTCCTTCAACCAGCCGTCGACGTACACCTATCACGCCCTGATGTCAGCTTACCATTGTGGGGCAAATATAATTGCTTTTTTTGCACTGGTGAACGCTGCTTTCTCTGGTGCGGGAACCACGATGTATAGCGGATATATGGTATACAGGTATTCTGCGGACTACGGTGCAACGTGGGAAAACGGGAAGGTAGTTTCCTACAAAACCGATAGCTACTCGCTCGACAACTATACGAACGGCAAATACGAAAACGGGCTTTTGGTGCTTTCAGAAACCGCAAGCGAATCTGAAAGTGCTGATCGAGCGGAAAAGATCATTGCGATCAGCGCTCCAGCATCCGGCCCGGTATATGGAGACGTACTGGGGAGCAGCGTCGACAGTATTGCACTATCGCCGGACGGGGAGGCGGCATACATATCATCGAATGGGCTGGCGTACTGCGATTATAGCGCGGCGGGAAAAGAAATCCCTACCATCGGGACGGACACAAGAAGCAATGCCTACATCAAGGCGCTGGAGGAATAGCCATGCGGGATAGAATCGGCACAAACGATCTCGCAAACGGGGCCGTCCGCTACGGGGCGTATGACGCGGCGGGAAGTCTGCTGCGTTATGAATGGCTTCGCCCGGAGGACGAGCCGCTGGAAGCCGGGACGCCGCTCACAGCCGGGAACCTGCTGACGGCACAGAGCGCCGCAAAGATCTGGCGAGCGGGCGACGCACCGGCGAACCCGATGGTAAATGAGGCATTCGGGAAGCTGTCGGAGCCGAATTATCACGTCGGCGATATCCTCACGACCGTCCGCGTCCTATCCGCCCCGTGGCACGCCTGCGACGGCTCGACCTTCGACCAGATAGCCTACCCGGCCCTCTACGCAGCCCTCGGCGGCACGACGCTGCCGACGATCAGCTATTCCAGCGATACCACCACCTACATCAAAATGGCGGACGATTAGCCCGGCAAATAAAAGAGAAAGGTACAGAAAAATGGACACCAAAACCATCATCGTCACCCTCGCCTGCGCCGCTCTTGGCTCATCCGCGCTGACGGCGGTGGTCAATGCCATCGTCAGCGCGGTTCAGAAAAAGCGCGGCAAGGCCACAACGCAGGAGGCGCACCTTGCAGAGATCGACAAAAAGCTCGGGAAAATGCAGGAGCATCAGGACGAGCAGTATCTGGCAATCCTCCGGCTGACCATCATGTCGGAAGAAATGCCAATGGCAGAGCGCCTGATCGCCGGGCAGAAATACGTCAAGCTGGGCGGGAACGGCGACGTGAAAAAATTCCTGCACCAGCTGGAGGCGCAATGCGGACATAGCAATGGAGTTTAGCAAGAAATGGCTGATTTGCAGCGCGCTTGTCAGCCTCGCACTCATCATCGCCTGCGCGGCAGGCGCAGACCTGACGGAGATCACGCTTGCGGTGCTGGCTGAAACGACGGCTTCCAGCGGGTTTTATCTCTGGAAGGCCAAGAACGAGAACCGCGCGAAGTACGCGCAGAAGTACATGGATAAATGGGCTGAAAAATACGGCCCGGAAGCGGCAGCACGCATCGCAGAGATCGTGCTGAAAGATTGAAAGGAGCATACATATGGACTACACACAGATCATCTCGGCAGTGATCGCGCTCATCAGCGCGCTCGTTTCGGCGTTTCTGATCCCGTGGCTCAAAACCAAGATCGACGCCAACAAACTGCAAACCATCAAAACATACGTCGAGATCGGCGTCAAGGCGGCGGAGCAGCTCTACGCGGCAACGGACGGCGAGGAAAAGAAAGCCTATGTGATCAATTTTCTGGCCGAACACGGAATCCGGTTCGACGTATCTACAATCGATCAGCTGATCGAGGCCGCCGTGCTGCAGCTGCATCACGAGTTGTACGGGAGTGAGCGGGCATGAGTATCAAGATCGGACAGGCCAGTCTTGGAGAGACAGGCGGCCACGGGCAGCAGCCCGGAAACCAGACCGGGCGGGAGCTGAATATCTCCAACTGGTACAATGGCCGCTGGCTCGGCGTACTGCGCTACAAGAGCCGCAAAAAGGCCGAGCGGGCCGCACAGACGTGCGAGGCGGCCATTAAGAACCGGAACATCGGCTACGACATGGACAACAGGAACACGGCGTATGAGGCAGCCAGAGCCGTCGGGTGGGACGTGAGCAAGATCACAAAGCCCGTGGAGACGGACTGCTCCGCGCTCATGATGCTCTGCGCCGTGGCTGCAGGCTGCGCGTCGGTCGAAGCGCTCTACCGTCGGCAGGGCAACAGCTGCACCACCTACTGTATGCTGCACGATTGGCCCGCAACGGGAGACTTTGAGCTGCTGACCGGCAGCAAGTACCTAACGACAGACGCCAATCTCCTGCGCGGCGACGTACTGGTAAGCTCGGGCCATACCGTGATGGCCCTCGAAGATGGAAAAAATGCAGAGGAGGAAACCGAAATGATAGAAAAGAGCAAAATCATCGTCGACGGAAAGGAAGTCACCGTTGAGCGCATCCTGAAGAACGGCACGAACTACGTCAAGGTGCGCGATCTGGCCGCTGCGCTGGATCTCGAAGTCGGCAACAAGGGCAATATCGCTGTGCTGAATCACAAGGAAAAGTAAGGAGGCGGGGCGTATGTCGCCGCAGGCGCGGGCCAAGCTGCCGCCAGAGCTGGGCAGGCTGACCAGAAAGGATATGGAGGCCGTAATCTATCAGGCCAATCTTGGCCGGGAAAATGAGAAGATCGCGCAGCTCTATTTTGTGGATAAGCTTCCCCAGGTAGACGTTGCAACAGAGCTGTTTCTGGGCCGCGCCACGGTACAGCGCCGCCTGCCGGAGATCATGCGGGAGATGCAGCGGACATCCAGCAAACTGTATAACTGAGATAAGCGCCGAGAAATCGGCGCTTATTTTTAAAAATTTCTGCATTTTCCTCTTGACAATTACACGCATTGCGTGTATAATAAGGCCATAAGATAAAACAAGGCGAAAGCCGGAAAGAGGTACAACATGGAAACCAAGATCATCAACAACCGTTACGAACTCATTGCTTGCACTGCCATTGCCACCGAGGCTGGTGACACGGAAGAACAGTCCGCGATCCTCTGCCGCGATATGGATGCCTGCCTGGGCGATGCATTCTGCGTGTACTTTGGCTACACACTGGACGAACTTGCAGACAGCATTGAAGACGCTGACTATCCCGATTTCAGCGACGATACACTCGCCACCGTCCGCATCGACGGTCAGCCCATCAGCGCGTATTGCTTCTGATCGATGGATCGTATCTGTTCTCAGTGCGGTGCGCACTTCGAAGGATTCTCGCGCGATACAAGATGCCAAAAGTGCCGCAGGGCTCCAGTGAGAGCCCTGCGCACAAAGGTTTGCGCGGATTGCGAGAAGAGCTATGAAACATATGGTACGCGCTCATTTTACTGCCCGGATTGCAGCGAAGCGCGAAAACGGATTGCCCGCGCAGAATGCAGGAAGCGAAAGGCGGCGGGCAAAACCCGCCCCATCGGCTCAAAGGATATCTGCGAGCGCTGCGGAGCCGAATACACTGTAGAGGGCGGTTTGCAGCGTTACTGCCCGGACTGCGCCAAAAAGCGCACGAACGAATACTGCCTCGAACGCTTTTACAACGGCGGTGCGGAGCAGAGAAGGGCCCGTACTGATTCCAGAGCCATCGCAACAGCAAACTGCATTGTGTGCGGAAAGCCGTTCCTGCTGGATGGGGCGCGTGACAAATGCTGCTCGGAGGAATGCCTGCGTATCCGAGCCCGGCAGCTTACTGCGCTGCATTATCAGGAGCATACCGAGCAATACAAAGAGCGATGGCAGCAGTGGTATGCAGAAAACAAAGAAGAGTACCTGGAAAAGAAGAAGTCCGCGAAGAAAAGCAAGGAGGAATCCACATGAAACTCACACCCTTTATCCGCTCCGCCCTCTACGCCGAAACCGGCGCATACACCGACCGCGACGCCTATATCTCCGATATGGCACTGTCCAGCGTCTGGGGCGATGCCGAAGACGCAAATGTTCCGGCAGAGCGGATTGCGCTGCTCGGCGGGATCTGGGACGGCACGCACTGCATGATCCCGGATGTGATCAAAAAATACGGCCTGACGCAGACCGGATTTGCGCGGTATTTTGGAATCCCGCTGCGCACCGTGCAGGACTGGTGCGGCGGACGGCGTGGATGCCCGCCGTATGTGGCCGCGATGGCGGCGGAGATTCTGGCTGTAAACGAACGATAACAAAAACTAAGCCCGTGGAATAACCGCGGGCTTAAATTTTGAACCAAATTGATACACAACTGAGGCACAAGAAGCCGCAAAAAGGTCCATACTGGACACACAAAGGAGTGTTCGGTATGGGCTTTTCTTATTTTAATCCAAACCCCGCCGGGCAGAAGGTCGGGGACTGCACCGTCCGGGCCATCGCAAAGGCGACCGGGAAGAGCTGGGACGAGGTGTATATCGGATTGTGCCTGCAAGGACTCATCATGGGAGATCTGCCGAGCGCAAACAGTGTATGGGGTGCATACCTACGGCAGCATGGTTTTACCCGGAACGTGATGCCGAACACCTGCCCGGACTGCTACACGGTCGGCAGGTTTGCCGATGAGCACCCGCGCGGGACGTATATTCTCGCCCTCTCTGGGCATGTAGTGTGCGTGCAGGATGGGACGATCTATGACAGCTGGAATAGCGAGAACGAAATCCCGCTTTATTACTGGGTAAAAGAAACGGAGGAATGAACATGGCATATCCCTATTTCAATCCCTATTATCCGCAGCCGATGCCGGATAACCTCATGCAGATGCGGCAGATGCAGCAGCCACAGATGCAGCCCATGCAGCAGCCTATGTCGCAGCCAGTGCAACAGAACCCCATCGCGCAGAGCGGTGTGCAGTGGGTAAACGGCGAGCAGGAGGCAAGGGGTTATCTCATCGCGCCCAACTCCGCTGTGGCGCTGTGGGATTCTACCGCGCCGACTGTGTATCTCAAGCAGGCGGATGCAAGCGGGAAGCCGACGCTCAAGATTTACGACCTTGTAGAGCGCGCAGAGACGCCCCGTACATCTCCGCAGGGAAAGGGCATGGAATTTGTCACCCGTAAAGAGTTTGACGCGCTGGCGGCTCTTGTGGGCGAAATAAAGGGCAAAAAGAAACGCAAGGCCGAGGAGGACGAAGACGATGAGTAATCCGTTTATGGCCGCGCTGGGCGGCGGGCAGATGCCGATGGGCAATTTTGCACAGATGGTGCAGCAGTTCAACCAGTTCAAAGCAAATTTCAAGGGCGACCCCAAAGCCGAGGTCGAAAAGCTCTTGCAGAGTGGTAAGCTAAACCAGCAGCAGCTCAATCAGCTACAGCAGATGGCGAAGCAGTTTCAAAACCTGATGCAGTAATCATCAACATAAATCAACATCGTGGCCACGATTTGATGAATAAAAATTTTTCAAAGGAGTGATACTATGTCTCTTTCTGACGGCGGCGTTCAGGCCACTATGCCTGTTGCGCCAACCGGCATGATGAACAGCGGCTATGGCGGCTGTGGCTGCAATCAGGGGTGCGGCTGCTGACAACTGCATAGCATAGCTTTTTCGTGACCTCACGAAAATGGTCGGCCCCGTGCCGATACTGACAACAACGCGGCGGGGCAATCGCCCTGCCGCTGTATTTTTATGAAAGGAATGATTTTATGGCTGAATTTACATCATCCGGGATTCAAACTGTCGCCGCTGGGCAGAACGTCCCGCTTATCTCCACGGCGGCTTGCGGAAAGCCGTGCATCGTACATCGAGAAGGAAGCGGGCTTGTTACGCTGCGCGGGCTTACGCAGCAATGCAAGGCGAAGTTCCGCGTATCCTTTGGCGCGAATATCGCCATCCCTACAGGCGGAACAGTAGGTGCCATTACCGCTGCGCTTGCAATCAACGGCGAACCTCTGAGCAGCGCCACAGCGACCGTAACCCCTGCGGCTGTTGAAAACTATTTTAACATCTTTGTTTCCACATTCGTGGAAGTCCCGCGCGGCTGCTGCCTGACTGTAGCGGCGAAGAACACCAGCGCCCAGGCGATCAATTTCGCAAATAGCAATATGATCATCGAGCGCGTATCGTGAAAGGAGGATGCAATATGTACGATTTGAGAAACCTGCGCGAAATGCTCTGCAAAGAGCTTGACGAAATCGCCGACAAGCGCGAAATGTCTGCGGGCGATCTGGACGCGATCCAGAAGCTGACGAGCTCCATCAAGAATACCTACAAGATCGAGATGGCTGAAGACGGCGGCTATTCCCGCGATGGCGAGTGGGAGGCGGATATGCGCGGTACATATGGACGGGGCAGCTCTTACCGTGGCCGCCGCCGCGACGCAATGGGCCGCTACAGCCGCACAGACGCCCGCGATCATATGCGCGCGCAGCTGGACGATATGATGCGCGATGCGGACGACGATAAGACCCGCGAAGCGATCCGCCGCTGCATGGAGCAGATCGAGCGGGCATAAGGAGGCGCGATATGCTGGATAAAGCCGAGATCCGCAAGGAGATAGCGCGGCTGGAATATGAGGAATCCAGCTATCCCAATTATGCCAAACTGGCAGATCTTTATGTGATACGCGACAAGATGCAGGAGGAGGAACGGGGCGACGGCGGTAGGTATGTGGGTTGCTACTCCGGCGCTCCCGCCCCTGTGACCGCAGAGCCGGCTACCGTGGGCGAGTACGGGGACAGTGAGTTTTTACTTGCGGTAGCCGGGAAAGACCCGGCAAGGGCTTGGGCGGTTGTTGATGAACTTATGGACACACTATCGCTTGTGAACCGAAAAGTCTATGATTCTATGCTTCGGAAAATAAAGTCCATGTAGCAAAAATAGGGGAGTCCCCTCGCATTGCGCTGAATTTGTAGCATACAATGTAGCATACGGGAAATAATTTTATGTTACAGAGCGTGTCATAACGTTATTTTTTGCTTTTTGAAAATACGCAGAAAATAGGGTGAAAATCATAAAAAAGTACCGATTTTAGCTTTAAAACAGCTAAAATCGGTACTTTGGCGCGGAAGGAGAGATTTGAACTCTCGCGCGCTTTTTAGACGCCTACTCCCTTAGCAGGGGAGAAAAAACCATTGAAAACACTGGGGAAATTGGCATTTGTAACATATTTTGTAGCATACAGAATTCACTCTGGCGAGTCGCTTTGCAACTGATTTACGGCATCGACCATGCCTTTCATGTCCGGGTGTACGTACCGTTGGGTAGTCGTTATCTTCGTGTGGCGCATGATTTCCTTGATCGTAAACGGGTCGATGTTTTTCATCGCGAGGGCTGTAGCGGTTGTATGGCGGCATGAGTAAGGCGGTAGCTTTTGCACTCCGGCGAGCTCCAAACACTCATAATATCTCTTGTAAAAATTATCTTTGTTTATGCAGCAGATATTTCCGACGCGCGATTTGCTTTCTTCGCATAGTTCATGCAGCACCGGCGCAACGAAATCCGGGAAGACCATAGGCGTTTCCTTCCGCTTCTTTGTCTTTATGCCGCCTCGGACGATCTCATTCTTTTCAAAGTCAATCATATCTTTCTTGAGTTTCAGAAGCTCACCGGGCATCATGCCGGTATAAATCATCGTTAAAATAAACCCAACGAAGTGGTCTTTTGCATACGCTTCCCATAGCTTTTTTACGTCGGCGTCGGTAAACGGTTCCGGCGACTTCTCTTCCAATTCCGGAAGCTTTATGTACTTTGCAAGATTCACGGTTGTTTGCTTTTCTGCAATTGCGAGGTTATAACAGTGGGAGAGGACGGTTTTCATATCTTTCCGTGTGTAATAGGTGCTGGCGTTGCGGTCGATAACATCCTGTATCTGCGCGATGGTAAGCGCGTCGATCTCACGGTCGGCGATTTCTCTCATGCGCTCGAATGCCTTTTCCGCCGCGCCCTGACGATCAGCCGATAAGGATAGATAATCCCCACGCAGATATGTTTTGTAGTATTCTCTGAGAGTGGGGCTTCGCTGCTCTTCCTTCGGAGGGTTTGCAGCATATTGGAGGGCGGCGCGCTTTGATGTAAACCCGCCTTTTGTTCGCATCCTTTGCCGAAGCTTGTCGTTCTCGTCTAGGTAAGTTCTTTCTGTCCAACGCGCCGTCCACGTCTTCCCTCGCTGGTAAGCGCTTCCCTGCCCGTTCCCGCGTGTCCGGTTTCGCCGCGCTTCCTGTTTTTTTCCGCACCAGCAACAGTAGGGCGCGCCGTCTGGGATTTCTTTTTTACACTTGATGCACTCCATGTTTCCCTCCACGTTCTTTTCGGATCGCGTAGAAAGTAATTGCCGAAGCCAGCGCTGAACCTACGATCAGGGCGATACACGCCCATGCGGTTACGGACAAATCTCCGTTTCGAATGAATCCTGCATTACGAATCTGCGCATCCGCCACAAGGCAGGCAATCAGAGAAAAGGAGAGCAGCATACAAAACAGGGCGAGGACGTAACACATTGTATGTGTAGACTTTATCTGTGCGCTTTGCGCGGCCGCTGTTGCCTCCAGCTTGGCGTTTTCAAGCTCGACATGATGGATCTGCTTGGTCAGCTTTTCCGGGCTTCCGACGGGATTTTCAAGGCCGAACAGCTCGTCGAGCGACAACCCGAGCGTTTTGCATAGCGCAGCCGAGTTATAAAGCCGTGGATCCGCTTGTGTTCCAGCGTATAATCGGCTCACGGCAGAGAAGGAAACGCCGGACTCGTTCGACAGCTCCTCCAACGTCATCCCGCTTGCATCTTTTGCCCTTCTGATCTTCCCCTGATACGCGCCGATAAACGGAGCGAGATCCTGTATTGCGGACATGATTACGCCTCCATTCGTAAGTTTCAGTTTTATTTCTTACATTTTCCATATAAAAATGCAAAACATGTGACAAGAACGCAGGATTCGCCCTTTTCTTACAAACATTATCTGGTACAATGAAAACGTAGCAGATAGTTCCTGAATTCGGCATCTGCTGAAATGGCCCCACCGTATGTTCCAGATACGATGGGGCCGGTCAAACCAAATATTATATCAAATCATCAGTCCCATAACCTGTACACCATCTGGTTCCTGATTCCCAAAAATAACGCGGTCTGTTTGTTTATAATGCCATGTTGATTTTTAGAACAATCGTTCTATAATAAATGTCAGGAGGAAAAAATATGGAGTGCATCAATATCCGGGTAAACAACGGGAAAGTGGACGTAACAGTAGACGGTGCGAAGCTGACAGATGTGCATAGCGTCAGCGTGGACTACATCAAGGGTATTCCGCTCCTGTTTTCCTGCGTCGCGGACGTAGGCCGAGATCAGGACGAGCGGCGGGAGCCGAGGATCCTGAACTAGAAATCACCATGTGTATTTACAGTTTTCACACTCATATGTTTTGTTTATCAAATTGCTTCTCAATCCCCATGCGCCTATTGATAAGTTTCTTTTTGCATATGCAATCTTTTTCACGCGGGTGCTTCCGCAAGTTGGACAATGTGGAGCATTGTTTATATTGTCTGCAAACACAGTCGTGTCCTCTACCAGCTTTAATTTCGCGTGAGAAAATCCCATCGTTTCCTTAAAAACAACATAAGCGTCATTTTCAACACCACAAACAGCAACAACCGTGTGAAGCAGCTTTCTGCTTCCTTGATACAAATCTATTTCGTGTTTTCCGGCGTTGACCTCAACAGAAAAAGACTCGCCGCAACGAACGGTTGCCCGTTCTATTCTGTCTACAATTATTTTCGTTTTTCTAAGGCTTCCCCCGCGCTGCCCTTGCCACATGAAGTGAATCATCCCACGTCTTCGCCGGCTTGAGGCAGGACAACCGCAATGTGGACAGGAAGATGCCAAGTCGGATATTTTTGCACCACATTCAGAACACTCTACAAGAGCCATGTTGTTCACCTCATGATAAAGTCATAGCAATAATCAATAGCATGAATTTGGATATTTGGAGAAGGAGCTTGCAATGCTGGAAAATTTACAGGAAGTGTGCTATGATAGCATCCAGATAGAGAAGATTCGCGCGCAGCTAAAGCGGATCGTGTTAGAACTTTCGGTTGAAGAACAGGAAGAACTTTTGAGAATGATTAAGGAGGGTATGCATGAGTAAGCCGTTCACTCCGATTCATGTAATGACTGAAGCGTTTCGGAAAGCCATGTATGATATTGTTGCAAAAGAGCGAGAGAAACGGCGACAGAGCACGACGCAAGAGCAGACACCTGCTCCGCAGAAAACGGGAGAGAATTGCCCGCAGTAAATGCAGTTAACGCATTTTCAAAGTCATATGCTGCGGCTCGATGTCGAGCTGCGCTTTGAAATCTGAAAAAGACGGGATTTTCATGCTTGCCCCCTCTGGCTTTTCAAATACCGGATATATTTGATCACGTCAGCGAGTTCTTCGCCGGACGCAGAATCCAGAAAGTCTAATATCTCCTGCGCGGCAGGACTCACCGCCCCATCCTTCGGGATGGGGTCTTTTTTTATGCCCTTTTCGCGTTCCTGCTCCAGCAGCCCGCGCACAAGCTCAATGTCGGCCTGCTCCGTCAGAATCTCCTCCGGCGTGGTTTGCAGCATGACGCACATACGGACAGCTTCTTCGGGGGAGGGAAAGTTCTTCGCACGCTTCCATTCCGTAATCCACCCGCGAGATTTTTTCATAACTGTTTCGGAAAAGTATGCTTTGCTCCATCCTTTCCCCTCTACGAGAGAATTTACTTCTTCAATATTTGGCGTGACAACAAGACGTTTAGACATTTTGCTACCCCTTATATTCGATTAGATATGTACGCCCATGCTTAGTGCGCGTTATTGTCCCGTCTTTAGCCATGAAGTACAAAATTGTTGATATGTCGTTTTGAACGACAGGATCAAAGCGTTTATACAAATCCGTTTGAAGAATAGAATGGATTTCCGAAAGAACGCTCTCAATTTTTGACTTTAAATTGTTGGTTTGTGAAATATATAAAGATTCTTTTGCGGATAATTGGTCTTTGTTTTTAAGCAACTCTTTTAACTCGCATTCAAAGCGATCAACATAACAAAAATCTGCATCTTTTGAATTGTGAGCGTGTTCCCACATCTCAGAAAAATAAGTTTGGTATTCTGGGCCAAGAGAATAGCATTTCGATTTAAGACTGTAAAATGCATCAATAAGCTTTTGCAATGTTTCAATTCTCTCGTTCAGTAGAAGCTTTGCATTCAACGAAACGGCGCAATTTGCCATATAACTTTCTATTGGACGGATTTCTTTTTCAATCATCATGTATTGCTCTAACATATCCGATTGGCTTTTGCTGGGGCTGTTTATGGTGGGGCGCTTGTCTTTGGATGAAGCTTGGCGCATGACGCTTTTTTGCTTTTTTAGAAACCACATAAAAACCTCACAAAAAAAGTCAATCCAATTTGTACAACATTTCATCGTAAGTATTGTTGACATACGACATAACGTTGTATATAATATGCTTACAGAGCTTAATCAAGGCAACAAAAAACCAATCCCCATCCGAATCTTCGTTTTGCGGGCGTATGGACAATATTTTGTTGGCTGACACTTACATAATAACGGCTATACATGGCTTTGTCAAGATAAAGCTCTTAATTTGGCTGCGGCGTAAAGAAAAGCCGCCCGTGGTTCGTTCACGAGCGGGTTTCCCCAGAGTTGTTTACCAGAACGCGCTGCACAGGATGGTCGTCTGCATTACTTCGCATCCGTCCGAATTGGTAGAGTTCTTTCCACCGGCTCGGCAATGCCATCCTGACACAAAACGAACTTGCGCTTCTATGGACGCGCCGCTCACTTTGGCAGTTCTGGCGCTGCCCCTTGCCCTAACGCATCACGCCGTTTCTTTGGTCTGGAACTGGCAAGTTCAAAAGTTTGGTCATGAAAACCACCTCCCAAATTTACCTAAAAGGGCTAAGGACAGTATAGCACGTCTGGGGCGCTGCGGTCAACAAAACTTAATTAAGGAATGGAGGAATGAGCGCTTGACATTGAAAGAGCTTCGGGCGCGGGCTGGGCTTCTGCAAAAAGATGTTGCAAGGCGAGCTGATGTCTCGATCATCGCCGTCTCGAATTGGGAGCTCGGTAAAAACGGAATCGCCCGGAAGTACAAGAAAAAGCTCGTCCGTCTCTACGGCTGCACGCCGCAGGAGCTGGACGAGGCAATTGAGGGAAGCAGAAAGGAGGAAAAATGACGCTGGACGATATCCGGGCAATGTCAAAGCCCACAATCCTCGCAAGCGAGGCGGCGCAGGTGCTCGGCTGTACCCCGCAATGGCTTCGCTTGATGGCGAGGGAACAGCCTGAAAAGCTTGGATTCCCGGTCTGCTGCACAAGCGAGCACAGAGTGAAGATCCCGAGAGAGCCGTTTTTGCGGTTTCTCGGAGCATGAGGAGGAACAAATGAAAGTCAGATTAACATTTTTGGAGCCGGTTCTTGGCACATGGCCGAGCAACGAGAACATTGCGCGTGACTTTATCGCAAGCAAGGCCCCGGACGCAAGCACGATTGAGGATGAGATCGCAGCGCTCGGCGCGGACGCTGTCGCCGAAAAGGGAAAAACCGTTTTCCCGCGTACCGACGGACAGCCGATTCTGTACGATTATCAGATCAAAGGCTTTTTCAAAGACGCCTGCGGTATGCTGGCACGCGTGAAATCCAAGAAATCCAGCGCCCTGAAAGCCTATAAGAAGATCATCGACGGCCTGATCTTTGTAGAGCCGCGCATGATTCCCATTGAGGTCAACGGTGAGGTCGGCGAATGCCAGAGACCGCTTCGTGCGCAGACCGCACAGGGCGAGCGTATAAGCCTTGCAAACTCGGAGGAAATCCCGGCAGGCAGCACGATCGAGTTTGAAATCGTGATGCTCGACGAAAAGGCGCACAAGGAAGCAGTCCTGGAATGGCTGGAGTATGGCCGCCTACGCGGCATCGGCCAGTGGCGGAACTCCGGCAAGGGCAGATTTACCTACGAGGTTCTGAATGGTTAAGTGCAAGGGTGAGGCCACGCAGGGACTTGCGAGGGAAGCGCGTCGCTGAGAGCAGCGGTGAACGGCAACGGAATTGCTTCGTACCGATGGGCGTAGATGCGCAACGGCAGTGTTTAGCGGTGATAGGCGCAGCAAAGGAAAAGCATGGAAACGCTCAGGAATACAATGAACTGCAATGGCTTGGCTTAGTGTGGCAAAGAACGGCAAAGGCAAGGAATGAATAGCCCAGCAATGCAGGGGCATGGCAAATCATCGAAGGCTACGCGCAGCTACGGCGCAGCAACGAATGCAAAGCAGGGGAAAGGCCAAGCAGGGCAACGCCAAGCAGCGGCAACGAATTGCGAAGCAACGAACAGAAATCGAAAAAGGAGAGGACAGAAGGAGGATGCAACATGGCGGAAGTGAAGACCTACACCCTGACGCTGGATGCGCAGGAGCTGCATGATCTGATTGAGGCGGCGCTGGTGTGTGAGTGCCAGGTAGCGCAGATCATCGGCGGGCTGAAGCGAAAGGGACTGGATCTGGACGCGCAGAAGCTCGTTACACAAAACGCCCGTCTGGCGCGGCTCGTCAGGCGGATGCAGGAGGCGAAGGAGAAAACCAATGGATAACGGGAAGGTACACGTCGAGATCGGCATGGACGGCAAAAAAACGGTATCTGTGCTATCCGGCAGCGCGCTGGAACTGAGCGCTGCTGCCGCGCGAATCCTGAACATATTTTATGCCGCGTTCTGCCAGCGGGGAATAGGAGAGGAATTCAAGGAAACCATGCGCTACTGCGTGAACCGAGAGGACAGCCCGGTATGGAGGAAGGAGTTAGCAGAATGAGAACCAATCTTGCAGAGCGGCTCGGGTATGAGCCGGAGGAAACGACTGAGGAGCGCCGGGAGCGGCTGCGGGAAGAAGCGGAGGCCCGCAAGGCGGCGCGGCGGATCGTCAAGGGCCTGTGCCTTTGGGTGAGCGGCGCGGCGATGATCCTGTCAGCAATGGCAGGGACAGCCGCAATGACGTATGAATGCGTCGTGACCGGCTTCGTCGCGCTCGTGACACTCTTGTATGGGCTGGCATAAAGAAATGACCCCTGCCGCGCGGCAACGCGACAGAGGCCGAAAGGAAAACGATTGTCGCCCTCATTATAGGGCAGAAAGGAACATATGTCAAGTTTAACGGATTCCCGCGTCCGGCATGGTGCGAAAGCCTGCGTCGACGCGGTACATCGGGCCGACTACCCGAAGTTTAATAAGGTTCTGCTTTCGCAATGCGAACACCCGGAGAAATACGGTGTCAGGCTAGAACCCGACGCAGCTGCGGCGATCAAGGCGATGGACGCGCCGAAGAACCGCAGCGATAAGCGCCGGAAGGTGAACCGGTATTATTTCCGGCTGACGGACGGCGGCGCAGAAGTTCTGCAGCAGCTCTGCGAGGCTATGCACTGTGCAAGCGTGCAGAGCCTGTGCGAAAAGCTCTTGGAAAAGGAGGCGAAACGCCGTGGGATACGATGGTGAGAACCTCTATCTCGGCATCGACGAGCCGGAGCCGGTAATCGTCGGCAAGTGCGCATACTGCCGGGAAGACATCTATGAAGGTACTGAGCGCTTCTGCTGCAACGGAGTGCTGGTACATACGGAGTGCTTCGGGGACTATGTGCAGGATGAGTACAGCGAATCGGAACTGGCCGGGGCGCTGGGATTTGAGCAGAAAACGGCATAAGGAGGAAACATGAAAGTTTACAAAGGGACAGACAGGCAAATGAAATGCCGTGGAATGCAATACACGCTGGGCGAAACCGCTGTTTTTGACGGTGAACCGAACCTATGCAAAGCAGGTTTGCACGCGTGCGAGCAGCCTATCGATGTGCTGAACCACTACGCACCGAATGCAAGCCGGTACTTTGAGGCAGAGGCAGAAGAGGTATCTGCCGAACGTGAATCATCGGATAGCAAGATTGTTGCGAAGAAAATGATACTGAAGGCTGAGATTGGCGTTCCCGGCCTCGTGAAAGCGCAGATCGAATATATCAAAAACCAAATCGGATTTGAGGACGCGATCAAGCGCGCAAACGCCGGAAAAAAGAATCATGCCACGGGCAATCGGGGCGCGGCCTCCGCCACGGGCGATCAGGGCGCGGCCTCCGCCACGGGCTATCGGGGCGCGGCCTCCGCCACGGGCTATCGGGGCGCGGCCTCCGCCACGGGCAATCAGGGCGCGGCCTCCGCCACGGACAATCAGGGCGCGGCCTCCGCCACAGGCGATCAGGGCGCGGCCTCCGCCACGGGCTATCGGGGCGCGGCCTCCGCCACGGGCAATCAGGGCGCGGCCTCCGCCACGGGCGATCAGGGCGCGGCCTCCGCCACAGGCGATCGGGGCGCGGCCTCCGCCACGG